CAGGCTCCATTATCGGTAGCATTGAGATAGTGGATTGTGTACAGAATCATTCTTCTATCTGGGCCGAAAAAAAAGTTTATAACTGGGTGTTAGCTAATCCTATTATTTATGAAGAACCTATCGAAAATGTAAAAGGGAAACTATCTTTCTGGGACTATCCCGGTATCAAAGAAGTAAGTATTGAGTGTCCGGAATGTGGTAGTATAGAGATAGCAGTTGAAGATTATACAACAGTCCCTTTTCCAACTTATTTGCATAGGTGTAATAAGTGTGAGCACGTGATTATGGAAAGTGAGTGGAACGTAATAAAATAGGGTATGGAATTTGATTGGTTTTGGTTTACTATAGTGATTGGGAGAATCTGCGTTAGCTGTTTCCCCCATAGAGCATATAAAAACCAATATAATCTTAACGTTATAACCATGGAAGTAAAGAACGGAATAATAATAGACGGAGTGCTGCATGAAGCAGTACAAGATAATATCAAATGCCCCTCATGCTCTCTATACGAGAAATGCGCAGAGGTGGACTACGCAGCATGTATGACCGATTTGTTTAGCTGTGGCGGTTTTATCAATCGTGGCAAAGTGACAGATATTAAGATAGATAAGGAGGAGTGAACTATGACCGAAGAACTCGTAACATTAGAGACAGCGAAGCTGCTGAAAGATAAGGGCTTCAATTGGAAGTGTGAACACATAATAGGCTGCAATAAGGTTATTACAAAATATGACCTTCCGCAAAGTATGTCGTGTTGTACGGAAATAGATGGCGAACCAGTTGAATTTTTGTGTCCAACATTGTATATCGCCCAAAAGTGGCTGCGTGAAAACAAAAAACTTCATATCGAAATATCCTATATGTATGGAGACTATTGGACATATGATATACTGACAATTTCGGAACATGATTTAGTAGGATTGTCAGATAGACCTATTATCCATTATAAATCCTACGAGGAAGCACTGGAAGCCGGAATACAAGAAGCATTAAAACTTATATGAAAGCAAACCTAATATTTTTTCTTGCGATATTCATCATATCAGCATTATTCATCGGTCATTTCCGACTGACATTCTCACCGTTCAGTGTATCCTTTCCCTATTGGCATAGGACTGTAGGAGTTGTTCTTATTGTTGCAGGATGTTTGGTTTACAATATAGGTGAGCGTGTATCCGGTTACAAGAGAGGACTGGATGAAGGTATGGAGATTGTTTTGAAAGAGTTAAAAAAAAGATACAATGAAGAAGATAATGTTCAATGATAAATACAGTCTAACCCAGGCTGTATTGGATGGTCGGAAGACTATGACGAGAAGGGTCTGCAAGTATGACAGACCAAATGAAACTTATGATATTGTATTCCCCGTTTTTGAGCCAAATGATTACGATAATGACGGGAACATAGTATCTCCATTAAATTATGCTTTTGGTTGGAAAAACGACAAAGGAGACTTTACGGGTTGGAATATTCCAAAATATAAAGTCGGTGAGGTTGTTGCCATTGCGCAAAGCTATGGCGATTGTGGTAATATGCCTGATTACGAATTGGACGAAGATGGCTATCCTATAATGCCAAAGAGAAGCGGATTTTTTAATAAAATGTTTGTCCGCGCTGACCTCATGCCCCATCATATCCGCATTACCGACATCAAGATAGAACGGTTGCAAGACATTTCCGATGAAGATTGCCTGAAAGAAGGAATTTACAAAGGACAATGCGGAAGTGCAGATACACATTTTATGGATGTTTATTATTATAAAGGAGATATTCAACCTTATTGCACTCCTCGTGAAGCCTTTGCCGCCCTCATAGATAAAATCTCCGGCAAAGGGACGTGGGAGTCTAACCCTTATGTTTTCGTTTACGAATTTGAATTAGTTGATTAACCATGAATAGAAAAGAATACCAGGAACACTGCAAGCATTACAGCCCCTACAGTGGGCAATGCTACAAAAAGTCATTCATATCGAGTATGGCAAGTAATGCGCATGTGAACATGCGGTGTGACGGGAAATGCCCCCGTATGAGTAATTACGACAAGAGAAACGGAATATTAACTGATAAAGAAAGAACAGATGAATCTAAATGAACTGCGAAACCGCGCCTATAAAACCGCTTGCGACCACGGTTTCCATGATGAAGAATTGAGTAACGAACATTGCCTTTGCTTTGTAATATCCGAGCTTATGGAAGCCGTGGAAGCGGATAGAAAAGGGAAACGGGCCAATGTTGATTGGTATAATAAGAAGATAGCCAATAGTCGTATTTGCCAGGGGTTGGTTCCAGGCACCCCCAAGGAGATAGGTTTCGAAGTTGCATACAATGAAACTATCAAGGGAAGCATAGAGGAAGAACTCGCTGATGCTGTAATCCGCCTGCTTGACCTTGCAGGGCTTCGAAATTTCAACCTCAATAGATTTTCGCCTGTTTACGTGGTTTCAAGGAAAAAAACTTTCACGGAAAATATATATGCTATCGTAAAAGAAATAATGGACCGTAAATATTCATTGGAAGAACAAGTTAATTATGTGATTACACAAGTATTCGCTCTGGCTGATATTCTTGGCGTAGATTTACTCTGGCACATAGAGCAGAAGATGAGATACAATGAATTGAGAGAAAACAAACATGGAAAAAAGTATTAAACATTTCCCGTTACGTATAGACTGCCGTACAGTCATATATGTAACAAAAGATAAGCTTACCCTGAATATGCAGAGAAGAAGCGAAAACTATTCAATTCTATTTCAGCGATTGAAAAGAAGGGTGGAGGATACCGGGTAACAGTTGATGTCGAAGAAGTAAGGGAACTTGTTGTCAGCGGCATGCGCCTGAAAGATATTGCAAAGAAATTGGGAGTGAGCAAAACCACTGTTGATAACTATATAAAGAAGTATGATTTGAGAAATGGAAAAAGATGAAACAGTTTGGACTGATGCGAAATGTGCAGCCCTTCGAGTTGAGTTCCTTACCAGCCGTGAGGAACTCTTTTTGTATGCAAAAGCCATCTATTCCGCTATGATATGGGGTAGGGAGGTGAACGAGCAAAATCAGATTATTCAGGAAAAGAATAACTCTGTAAAATAAAAAAAAGGAGAACCAAGCGCACGACCACTCAATCCTCCCTCACACGATTATGATGCAAATATACTATTTACTTTTAAAATAATCGTGTTATGGAGTTGGATTTTAACAAAATCATTCGTCTTAAAAAGATTCGTATCGAGAAATCAGAACTTTCAGAGGAAGAAAATACCTTGACCGCCCCGATTTTGAAAGACAAAAGCCTTATCCATGAAATCTATAAAATATTCGTTGAGTTGCTGAATGAGAGAGGATGTCCACCGAATATTGACAGTGTTACCCAGCGGAAGAAGTTCATTTTCATTATCCTGTACCTGTTTTCTCCAAGTTCGCTTGCCGGTGGGAAAATGACAGCTGGGTTACGCGAAGAGATGTCAAGGGTACTTGGGGTTCAGTCCAAGAGTACAATTTCCGACAACTGCGCTGATGTAGTGTTTCTGTATCAGAATTATGGGGATTTCAGCGGGGATATAGAGTATCTTTACACCAAAATCGTAAATCGGTTAAGATTCAAAGGGCTAATCAATTGAAGCTGGAGTTTATTGCTCCGGCTTTATCTTTTTCATAACCTCCTTTTTAAACTTGTTAAAATTATCTCTATTTGAATTGAAATTATGCTCGTATTTTTTACGAATATGCGCAATCTCTTCAAGAGAAATTTTTCCATTAGTTTGTTTTAAAAAATCTCTTTCTTCTTTTTCAAATTCTTCACTAAATAATCCCATATTATACCTCCTTTTTTAATTTAGTTTTTCGTTCCAATTCTCCCCTTCTAATAATACAAATAGCATTTTCATAGGGCTCTTCTGTTTTCTGCCAATAATTCAGCAGTGATTGTCGAGCTATTCCTAATTCTTGGCTTGTATAGTTGTCATACATAGCCGATGGCGAACCGAAATACCTATGCAATCCGGTAGCCTTAATTTCTAAGTGTATTACTCCTTTTGCTTCCATGATGCAAAAATACTTATTTATTAGTATGTATTATAAATAATACTGTAATTTATGATTTGTTAACGTGTAAATAGTATTTTGTATTATAAATAATACTATTTTTGCATCATCAAACAAGAAGTAATAACAATTAAAAGATGTACGATTATGGCAGCATCAGTAATTAAACAAAGAACAATAGAGAAGTTCATCATGTCAGAGTTTGTACAAGGCAATTTGAACACAAAAGAACAAGTAAGCTGTATGCTCATTTTGATTCAAAAGAAATTGGGTATGTCAGTAGAGCAGGCTGGCAGCTTTTTGAGAAACGCAATCGGTATTAACGCTTAAACACCATACGATGAAAGTATCAAACAAACAATATCAATACGAAGTCGAAAGTGTCCATATAAGCCAAATTTGCGTAGGCGATACGATACTGCACACAGATGGGCAAGTAAGAACCGTATGTCATAATGATATAACAATAGATTCTTTTATGGGCCGCTCTCTGTTCGGTGATACTTATAATTTAGGTACGATACCAGTAAAAAGGATAAGATTTGTATTGAATGATAAATAAATATTGACTATGAAGATATATGATTCAAATGGCTTATTGGTAGCAGAAGGCTACTTTGTACCCAACCCTAATTTTATCCCCAAAGTTGAATACAAAGAAACTGAACTGGACAGATACAAACGTAGCGTTGATTTTCTGATAACAAGTTGCGGCAACAGGTATGAAATCATTTTTAATAAGCCTATTATCCTCAAAGAGACACGCTCTATCAAGCGTATTGGTGGCAATGGCTATCTTGTTACAGAAAAATCCTTAGAGAGCCTGAAAAAGAGATATACTCATGCTTGTGATTTTTGATACGAGTAAAGAAAGATTGAATGCTAATATTAAATGTTGGATTATGAGCAAAGAATATAGAGTTGTAAGATACTTCGATGGTTATCCCGAATATACCATGTGTAAATGCGATACAATCGACGAAGCGAGAATTAAGTGCAAAGAGCATAACAATAAAGAGAACAAGCCTTATATCAGTTATCACATATTGGTATATGGTGATGAAAAATTTGGTGGTAAAACTTATAGAACTGAATGATTATGAGAAACGAAGATATAGAAGCAATGGCAGATATATTTCAAGAATATGATATTTCTGCATCAACCGATGTAATCGAGAAAGTTGCAAGTGATTTTATAGACCACTTGGACGCAATGCGAGAAATGAGGATGACACCTTTTATGAGTAGTGGCGGTGAATCAGATTTTCAAAAAGCATTAAGGTTAGAACGTGAATTATCAAAAGTTAGAACTGAACTTGCAAAAATGTCCAAAGAGAATCAAGTCTACCATGATAGTGCGATGCGAAGACTGAACGCTTCCGATGTTTGGATTGAAGACAACACAATAAAATATAGATTATGAACTCAATAAACGAAAACGGTTGCAGCGTATGCCAGCCCAGTAAAGAGAATTGCACTACCTACAACACCAGGTTGAGAGGTAAAAGAGTGAGAATGTACTAGTACGACTACCGTACTGAAAGTGGTGAACTCTTTGCTTGTTGTGCGCCTACCTTAGAGGCGTGTAGAGAAAGACGGGACAAATGGTTTAGTTCACGACAATAAGCCGATTGTCGTGTATAACGATTGAAGATATTTCGTTATCTTTGGTTATGGTAGTACCTTTGGGGTACTATCGCGGAATGGAGCAGTTGGTTAGCTTACCGCTTTGACTTGGCGGTGGTCACAGGTTCGAGTCCTGTTTCCGCAACTATTGAGTATTAATTTAAATTTGACACGATTATGAACATTCTTACATTAAGCATCAAACAGAAGTATTTCGATGAAATCTTGGCAGGCAAGAAAACCCACGAATACCGTGAAATCAGACCAACCAACGCTAAGAAGTATATCACTTACCTATGTGGCGGTAAAGAATATCCGGCTGATGCAGAACTGCCTGAAGAGGGTGAAATAGAATTAAAGCCTATCAAGTACGATGCAATCAAGCTTCTGACAGGTGCATATACAGGTAAACGTCCTTATATTATCGTTGAAGTGAAAGCAGCAGAAGCTGTTATTCTCACAGATGAAAACGGTAATGATATTGTTTACGAACATCAAGGCGAAGAATATCTTGCTGCACAAATGGATTATACTTTGGGCAAGATATTAGAAAAACATATAGATTGATTTGTTTAACTTTTAAAATTAGAAAGCAGAGTCGCAAGAAGAATTAACAGAGTAGCCGGGCCTCGCAGAAATATGAACGGTGCAGGGGCTGGTGGTAGATTGGTTGCCAGACGTGGCGGTGAAGCTGGTACATCACAGTTGGGGTCACGCAGACAGCGTTATAGTGACCTTCGTACTTCATTTGGTTTAAGTGGTGGTTAGCTATGAACAAGGTAGAACAAGCGAGCCGTTATATAGACCTCATTCGGGTAAAATCGAATGAGGCTTTACTGTTTTTATCACTTGGTAAGGATTCGCTTGTTCTGCTTAATTTAGTCTATCCGAAGTTTGACCGGATTGTTTGTGTGTTCATGTACTTTGTCAAGAGTTTGGAGCACATTAACCGATGGATTGGCTGGACTAAAGCCAAGTATCCGAAGATAGAGTTTGTTCAAGTACCACATTGGAACCTCACTTATATTCTCCGTGGCGGTATGTATTGTGTGCCAAATCCGAAAGTAAAGCTATTGAAGTTGGCAGATGTGATAAAGGCTATGCAGCTTACTCATGGAGTTTATTATACATTCTTGGGCATGAAAAAAGCTGATGGTATGAATCGTAGGCTTATGTTGAAAGGGTATGAGGTAAACGGTTACGAGAATAACGGTATGGTTTATCCTTTGGCTGATTGGACACAAAAGGATATTCTTGCTTATATGAGGCAGCACAATTTACCTGAACCAGTTCGGTATTCATTGAAAGCCAGTTCGGGAGTAGGTTTCAATCTTGATTGTATGCTTTGGATGGAGAAGAATTACCCGCAGGATTTACAGAGAATTTACAAAGTTTTCCCAATGGCTGAAAGAGTGCTTTGGGAGTATCATAATCAACAAAATTAATAGGAGGAATGCCGAGTTAGAAGAAAATCTATTGCACAAATATTTTCACAAAGGGATAGAATATTGGATTCTATAGGAAGAATGGCAACCAATGAGCGTGCTCAGAATAGAATATATAGAGTGCGTGGAGCGGCTACAAGATATTCTAAAAATATTGAAAAAATAACTGGAAATGTTCCCGGAATGCCTTTAAACGATTTACGAATAGGCAATACATGGGCCTAAGCAACGGCTAATATGGAATTATCAAAATACATAAAGAGTGAATCGGTGGAACTTAATCGTTCTGCCATTCACTTTGCGGATTATAATCCCCGAAAACTATCTGATGAATCACGTAAGACACTGAAACGTGGCATCAAGAAATTCGGATTGGTAGGTGGAATAGTTGTGAATAAGCGTACCGGGCTTACCGTAGTCAGCGGGCACCAGCGTTTATCTGTCATGGACGAATTGCAAAAGTTTCCCGATAACGACTACCGTATTCGTGTCGATGTCATAGACGTGGACGAGCAGCAGGAAAAGGAGTTAAACATTCTAATGAACAACCCTAATGCACAAGGTACATGGGATTTTGACGCTCTTGCCCGTATTGTTCCTGATATTGACTGGAAAGATGCAGGTCTGACCGATGCAGACTTGAATATGATTGGTGTCGACTATCTTTTGCAGACCGAAGAGGAAAACTCTATTGCGGATGCTTTGTCTGATATGATGGTCCCAGTTTCCAAACAGAAAGAAGCCGATAAAGCCGCCAAGCAGTTGGAACGTGCCGAAAAGGTTGCCCACATGAAAGAGGTCAAGCATCAGGTGAAAGAAAACGCACAGAAGCAAGCCGAGAACATGGATGCCTATGTGATGTTGTCCTTTGATACTTATGAAGCTAAAACCGCATTCTGCGAAAGGTTCGGGTATGACCCTGATATGAAGTTCATAAAGGGAGAAGTATTTGATGAACAAATAGAAAGGATTGATTAATTAAATTTAGAAGAAGATTGAGTCAGAAGGAAAAGTTTGAATGAATTAAGTGCACAATTTCGGAGATTAGAGGCGCAGGCTCGTACAACTCAAAAGGGTTATGGAAATAATCCAAGGGCTGCACGTGTTATAAATGCGTTTGAATCATCTATGAAGCAAAGAGGTATGTGGTTTTTCTCTAATCGAAATAAAAGGATTGGAACGGGGAAATTTGCTTTAAGTAACGGATAAGTTTATGAATAATAGTGAATCTCAAAACAGAAAAGGTAAAGGAGGAAGAAAGCCTAAGTTTGATTATACAAGCGAGGAATTTCTTTCTCTCGTGGAATCGTATGCCAAAAAGGGATTCACTGACAAGGAAATTGCTTATGCCATAGGGATTTTGCCTCAAACATTCTGCGAAAAGAAAAGTGAGTACACCGAAATATCCGAAGTCTTAGCGCGTGGGCGTGCGACAATCAATGCCACTGTAAGGGCTAAATTCCTTGCAATGGCGCTTGGTGGCATAAAAAACAAAAGCACCGTGGTAAGAAAGCTCCGTGATTCGGAGGGAAATTTGACAGGTGAGGACGAATTACAAGTTAGCGAAAGCGAGTTAGCTCCAAATTTGCAAGCAATGTCCGTTTGGCTGTATCACCACGATGAGGATTGGAGAAAGATTGAACGTCGACAAGATGAAGATGCTGATATTCCAACAGACATAGAGCACGGCATCAACATTGATTCTTGGATTAAAGACAAGCTGAAATGATAGTACCTCAAGAAATTTACCATCCATTATATGAGGATAAGGAAAAATTTATAATTCTTATCACCGGTGGGCGTGGTAGCGGAAAGTCTTTCAATGCTTCTACCTTTATTGAGCGGTTGACTTTTGAAATGACTCCCGTAGAAAAGATAGTTCATCAGATTCTTTACACCCGTTACACGATGGTTTCTGCCGGTATGTCTATCATTCCCGAAATGATGGAGAAGATAGATTTGGACGGTACCACGAAATATTTCAAGGCCACAAAGACGGACATAGTCAATAAGATGACTAAGAGCCGTATCATGTTCCGGGGTATCAAGACTTCTTCCGGGAACCAGACAGCAAAACTGAAATCCATTCAAGGCATTACGACTTTTGTCTGCGATGAAGCGGAAGAGTGGACAAGCGAAGATGAGTTCGACAAGATAATGCTCTCCATTCGCAAGAAGGGGATTCAGAACCGGATTATTATCATAATGAATCCTTGCGATTCCAATCACTTCATCTACAAGAAATACATTGAGAAAACTCACAAGTTGGTAGAGATTGATGGTGTGCAGGTTCAGATTTCCACTCATCCGAATGTGCTCCATATCCATACGACATATTTCGACAATATCGAGAACCTTTCTCCTGAGTTTCTGAGAGAAGTCGAGGAGATGAAGGAGAAGAACCCGGAGAAATATGCTCATGTGGTTATCGGTCGTTGGGCTGATGTGGCTGAGGGTGCTGTGTTCAAGAAATGGGGTATTGTGGATGAGTTCCCGATGTGGTGTAAGAGGGTCGGAATTGGGCTGGATTTTGGTTATACTAACGACCCTACAGCAGCTATCCGATGTGGAATCATAGACAATGCGCTATATTTGGACGAAGTGGATTACCGTACAGGTTTACTATCTGGGGATATAATTAAGACTCTCCGTCTGTGGAATCTAAAGGTGATAGCTGACAGTGCAGACCCACGACTTATTCAGGAAATCCATAACGGAGGTATCAAGATTTACCCGGTAGAGAAAGGGCAAGGCTCTATCAATGCCGGTATTGACAAGATGCAGGGAATGGATATTTACATAACCAAGCGTTCTTATAACCTTCAAAGGGAGTACAGAAATTATGTCTGGGCAAAGGATAAGGACGGGAACTATATCAACGAACCGGAAGACCATGACAATCACGGAATAGATGCTGTACGTTACTATGTATTGGGTGAGCTTCTTGGTAAGATTCAGAAGCCGAAAGATTTAACAGGAATATTTACACACTAAAAATATAGATTATGCCATTGAATTTAGAAGAAATATTAGCACTCCCTGACATCGGGCAGAAGATAAACTACCTGAAGAAAGGTAGAAAAACTGAACTTCCCGACTGTTGTAAACTTTGGGGCGATTGGAATCCGGAACGCCATGAAATTATGGTTGACAAAAAAAAGTATCCGGACAGAAAGGTTCTTGAAAAAGAAGCTGAGAAACACTTCGATGAAAAAACGGGTAAGACTTATGAAATCGAAGCAAAGTATAAGACTGAACCGGTGAACCGTATCTCCATTCCATTGGAACAGGATATAGTGAACATTCAAACAGCTTTCACGGTCGGCACAGAACCGTCTATGGATTGCACTCCAACCGATGATGATGAAAAAAAACTGCTGGATGCGGTAAAGGCTGTATTCAAGTCCAATAAAATCAAATACCAGAACAAGAAGATAGTTCGTGCCTGGTTATCCGAGCAGGAAGTAGCGGAATATTGGTACGTAACCGATGATGATTCGTTCTGGGCGAAGTTCTGGAAGAAAGTTAAGACTACATTCGGAGGCAAGGTAAAACCTACCAAGAAGCTGAAAAGCGTATTATGGTCTCCGTTCCGTGGGGATAAGCTTTATCCGTTCTTCAATGATGAAGGTAAGATGATTGCTTTCTCACGTGAGTACAAGAAGAAGCTCATGGATGATTCGGAGATAATTTGCTTTATGACTATCACTGATAAGATGGTCTATCAGTGGGATTTGGCTAAGGGGTATGAGGAAAGAACTTCATTCGCTCATGGCTTCCCTAAGTTACCGGTTCTCTACGCTTATCGTCCTGAACCTTATTGCAAGAAGATAAAGACCTTCCGTGTCCGGTTGGAGAAACTACTATCCAACTATGCCGATTGCATCGATTATCATTTCTTCCCATTGCTGAAGCTAATTGGAGATGTAGAGGGTTTCATGGGTAAGGTTAAGGATAGAATGGTCAAACTTACAGGTGAAGGTGCGGATGCCCAGTATCTGACGTGGAACCAAGTTCCGGATACGGTACGTTTTGAAGCAGAAACACTCACCAATATGGCTTATGATATGTCAAACACTCCAAGAATATCCTTTGAGACGTTGAAGGGGGTAGGCAAAGCATCAGGGACCGCTTTCCGCTTTATGTTCATGGGCGCACATATGGCGGTAGAAAATCACGGTGAGGTTATCGGTGAGTTCTTGCAGCGGAGAGTAAATTTCATTGTTTCCGCTTTAGGCTCTATCAATCCAACCGAGTTTAGCAAGGCATCGCAGACCATTGACATAGAAACAGAACTGGTTCCATATATGATTGATGATTTGAATGATAAGGTGGCTACTGCCGTTTCCGCTGTCAGTGGTGGCATCTGGTCAACGCGTGAGGGAATCATGTTTGCTGGGAATGCTGATAGGGTAGAAGAGGAACTTGCAGAAATCAAAGAGGAACAAGCAGCAAAGAATGAGCAAATCGGAGATAAGGGACAGAAAAACGCCTCTTAGTTAGAAAAATTACGGGACTTATAGTTTTAGTATAAGAAAAATAGTTAGCGGTGGCTTCAAAGAGTTGCCGCTATTTTTTTTGCTCTTTTAAATTATAAATATTAGAATATAATTTTGAATTATAGAATTATATATATATTTTTGTCACACGATAATTGAGTAACCAATGAGAATATTTACCGAACAAGCATTAAAAGAATATGCAGAGAACCATCCCGATTCAAAGGTCGCTTTGCAAGAATGGACTACCATTGTGAAAAGAAGTAAGTGGACCTGTTTTGCCGATATTAAGAAAACGTTTAATAGCGTTGATAATGTAGGTAATCAACACTATGTTTTCAACATCAAAGGCAACAACTATCGTTTGGTAGTAGTGATTAAATTCACTATTCAGTTTGTGTATATTCGCTTTATTGGTACTCATAAAGAATATGATAAAATAGATTGCGCTAATATTTAGGATTATGACAAAGATAGAAAATCAAGCCCAATATGAATGGGCGGTGAAAAGAGTAGAGGAACTTCTTCCATTAGTGAAAGATGATACTCCTTTGAATGACCCCAATAGTATAGAATTGGAGCTTCTTTCTAATTTGGTTGCTGATTATTCCGAAGAACATTTTGCATTGGGAGAACCAACACTTGTGGATGTTCTTAAACTTCGTATGTACGAAATGGGGCTTAATCAAAAATCACTTGCAAAGTTGGTTGGTGTCAGCCCATCACGATTAAGTGATTATATATCTGGTAAATGTGAGCCAACCTTGAAAGTTGCTCGTGAGATAAGCCGGAAGCTAAATATTGATGCAAATATAGTATTAGGGGTATAATGGGGGATTTTCTTAATAAAATATGGGATTTCTTTTCAAATGAAAGAGTTTCATTGACTCCGAAAATTACTATTCCTTTATTTCTCATCATAATAGTGTTTCTTTTTGTAGACTATTATGGCTTTTTTTATTATTATGCAAATAGTAAAAAGATAGAATATCTATCAAAAATAGAGGAAGCAAAAGAAAGATGTTCTTCTGATACTATAATTGTTTCTTATTTGGATGAAATGCTATATGATGCTGTAAATAGGGAAAATATATTTCAGCAATTTGCTATGCTGTTTGAGAATGAAGATGTGTCTCATGCTCCTGAGATTTTGGATAAAAATGATAATAGCGATTCTTTTGAAATAGAACGTATTTTTCCATTATGCGAAAGAAATCAGTTGTGGCATACTGCAACTGCATCTTCGTTTTGGATACTTTGTTTAGTGCTTTTATTGATTATGCTACTTTATATACCTTTTTCATCCGGTGATAATAGATTGAATTCAATGTTTGGAATGATAATAGGAATAGGGGTGATTACTTTACTTATATGGGTGACCCAATGGCTATTTGGGCTTATTCCTGTTATATTAGGAAGAGCGTATATTAATTACATAGTACAACTTGCTGTAAACTTACTTCCAATGGTTTTGTTTGTTATAAAAAGTAAAAAGAAATAAGTATATTAATGATTTTGGAGGCGTGATTCCATTTGGTTTCACGCCTTTTTTATACCATTTTACGACAATGAAACGATTGTCGTGTATCATCTATCTGATAATTTCTTACACAGCTTATTAATACCGAAATTTACCGTAGAAATTTATAAATCAAATTCATACGGTATGACAATCTTAGAACAAATCTTGGCAGGGCTACAACAGAAATTCGCTGGGGTGGACACTGCTATTCTTGCCCGCATTGCCACCAAAAAGGCAGAGGGTGTAACGGACGAGACAAAGGTAAACTCTATTGTTGAGGGTATCAGTTTTTCGGACGTGCTTAATTCCTATGGTGATTTCCGTGCCGGGGATGCTTCCAAGACCGCAGTTTCCAACTACGAGAAGAAGCATAACCTTAAAGACGGTAAGCCAATCGAGACTACCACAACCACCAAAACGAAAGAGAATAAAGACGATGTGCCTGCATGGGCGCAAGCTTTAATTGACTCTAACAAGAACCTTTCTGATAAGCTAACACAGTTTGAAGCAGAAAAGGCTCAAGCAACACGTAGCCAGCAGATTTTGGCAAAGGCAAAGGAGTATGGTATTCCCGAAAACTACGCCAAACGATGCGCCATTAAGGACGATGAGGACTTGGACGCATACTTCAAGGACTTGAAGCAGGAGTTCGCAAATGACGGTTTCAAAGGCGTAACCCCTCCCGAATCAGCGGAAGCGAAGATTGAGAAAGAATCTGAATCTATCGCCAAGATGATTGATGAGGGAACGAAAACTATTGTTGAACAAAACAAGAATTAATTATGTCAGCAGGATTTAAGTATGACTTGGTTCCGCCCGTTGAGCAAGAGGAACGCTACGATGTCCAGACCGGCATTCGTAGACGTGGTCCGTTCAAACTTGATACGCAGAACCTGGTAGTGGGAAGTTTTCTTCCCGGATTTACACCGATTTGTGCGGACTTGAAAAATAAGTTCGCTTATGCGGTAATCAATGTGAGAGTTGCGGAAGCCTATACCACTGGTGGAGAGGCTTTGTCTATTAAAGTAGCCAAGAACTCTTTGGCTTATGTGGGTATGTTTGTCGGAAACGGCAAGAAAGGTGCAGAAGTAACGGCAATTGATAAGTCTAATGCCAACTACGATGTATTGACTATCAAGGCTGCTTTTGGTGAGAATATTGCCAAAGATGCTGTATTATTCAATGCGGTTGCAGTTGATGGTTTAAAGCAAAAGCATGTCGCTAATTCGGCTCTGTACAACCGTACAAAGGTTGAGGATGGAATTACATTGGTTTCATTGCTTCGTACAGCCGCAGAGATTGAACCTTCAAAATTGGTTATGCCGTTCTCCGAGAACGATAAAGCCAACATGAAGGGATGGTTTGAATTTAACGAGTAAGGAGGTAGGATATGTTTTTAACGATTCAAACATTATTCGATGATGCGAATATTGTTTCCGCTATCATCAGACGTGTGAACCAGACACGCAAGGACACAATCTATTGGCAGCAGTATCTTACTTTCCGCAGAGTGACTACTCGTGTGTTCAAGGATTATATCGGTTCTGTAACCGGAGTTATGGCCGGCTCCATCAATTCGCGTTTTGGAGAGAAACCCATCCGTGAACGTCGGAACATCGGTTCCGGATATGGTGAGATTGCCTATTTGGGTGATGCTTATCAGATGTCTATTGACCGTCTTTCTGAATTGCAGGATTTGATTGACAAGTTCAATGCCGCTAAGCCAGCCGACCAAAAGGCTGCAATGGAAGAGATTGTAAACTTCCTGGCAGACGACTACCGTCAGATTACCCTTGCCGCCTACAAGCGTATGGATATTATTGTCGGTGCGCTGTTGATGCTTGGTGAAGCCACCGTTTACAACAAAGACGCTGCAATCACTTCCGGTCAGACCAATAATAAACTGCTGGAGATTACCCTTCCGTTCAATTTTATCAAGCCGAAAAGTGGAGATGTGGTTGTGGACGGAAAGAATATGTTTATCTCTTATTTGAGAGAGAAACTTCATTCCTTGGCACCGGACTATGGCGTTTATGCCAAGATGGTTATGACTCGTGCATCTTTCAACAAGCTTATTCTTGGTTCATCTGAATTTGGTGAGCAGTACAAGAGGATTCTCGGCAGCAACGAAATGAAGTTGAGTACGGGATTGGTTTCCTCTTCTTTGGCTTCCGAAGTGTTCACCGGCATCGGTTTGCCGCGTATTGAAATCAAGGAGGACTACGTGAAAGACCAGACGGGAAAGAATGTGCAGATTTACGCGGATAACCGTATTACTCTGTTACCTTCTGACAACATTGGTTATATGCGCCATCATACCCCGTATGAAGCGACAGACCCAGTACAAGGACGTACTTATATCCCGTCAGAGGGGCAGATGCTTATCTCCAACTACCATGACAAAAACGGTCGCTACATGGAATATACGGCAGAGTGGATTCCGCAGATTTCCAATCCAGATTTGATAACCAATTTCGATTTGAACGAAATTGCATCCATCCAATCAGCATAAGGGGGTAGGATATGAAAGTAAAGGTTATATCAGTTTTCCGCGACAAGTTCACCGGAAAGTATTACACTCCCGGTGAAGTGATTGAAGTCGGTGAGGAAGCCCGTGTGCTGGATATGGAAAGCCGCAGACTTGCTGAACGGATTGAGGCAAAAAATACCGAAGTGAAAGCCCCTGAAGAAAAGAAGGAGGTGAAAATTTCCCTCTTTGAAAAGGAGTTTGAGAAGAAGACTTTGATTGATGCTTTGAAGTCCATCGGCGTACAGGCTTCCGGCAATATGAAAGAGGAAACTCTTTTGTCTAAGGTTTCAGAACTGGATGAAGAATCAACAGCCAAACTGAAAGAAGCATTAGGTATCGAGTAAAAGGATAGGGTAGTGCTTCTACCCTTCCATTGCCTAATTTTATAAATCAGAAAAGAAATGAAGAATTTTATTTTTGCCATGTGTGGTTTTTTGATGATGTCTTTGGTTTCGTTGAGCGTGCAGGCATCAAGTGTGGAATCTCCCAAGTGTGAATATGTGAATCCATCGGTTAATGCCGGTTTGCCGGATATTCAGTCTATCACTTTGGAAACGGCTCTGGCTGATTGTGTTGTACTAACCATGCCACAGACTATATTCTTGGTTGCAAATAACCCGGCTATGATGTGTTCGATAAAAGAGGAAGCGGCTATTCAAGGGATACGAATTAATGTTCCCAAATGCCCGTTCCCAAATGCCCGTTCAGATACATCTATAAATCAAAGTATTGCACGCATTATAGCTATACTGCATATTGTAAACTGATTACACCATATTGAATGATAACAGTCATGAGTAACAAGGAGTTTGTATTAAGCGTATTTGATAAGAATACCCCGTCTAATCTTGTAGTTGAAAATATACTTTCAAGAACGGGATTGGATGGCGAAGAACCTTTTGCCGAGGAAAATAGGGCAAGATTAGAGGTCGCTTGTGCCAAGCAAATTCCGTGGATGATACAAAATCCATCTTCGGTCAGCGAAAGCGGATTTTCTGTGTCTTGGTCTAATCATGTTGATAGCCTAATGAAATTGTACTCATGGCTGTGTAAACAGTACGGTTTGAAAGACGAACTGGGTAACAAACCTAAAGTGACTTTCTTATGATATTCGCTCCACACATATTGCAGGTAAAAGTTATCACCCCGATGGATAAGGATGAGTTTGGCAGACCTATTCCCGGAACAGGTGGTGAAAGCTGGCAGGAAGTATGCAAGTGCCGTTGTGATGATAACACTACCAAAGAGTTTTCATCTGATAACGGCTCTGTGTATCGTCCGAATTATCATGTGGTATGCGAGAAAAGAATTACTGTCAAGGCTGGCGATGAAGTACGTTGCATGGATGGTGATGGCGTAAGAGGTCAAGGCGAAGTTTATACAGTGAAGAGTACAAACTACTTTAACTACTCGGAATTATGGATGTAGATTTCGATTTTTCAGATGTCGACTCCTTTTTCGATGAAGGAGAATGGGAGGTCGAAAAGAAGATGATTGATGTAGGCGATGAAGCCGTGAAGTACGCAGAGGAACATGGGGATTATCAAGACCATACACTCACTTTGAGAACGTCCAATGATTACGATGTCGATAAAGACGGTTTGACGCTGAAAAACGAAGCGGAATACGCTTCATTCGTGGAATCTAAGGGATTTGATGTTTTAAGTAGTGCCGCTTTATATGCGGAGAAACGATTAAAAGAAGAATTTGAATGATAGTAACCACCGACATAGGAAACATCCTCTATCGGGACTGCAAGGCTTTCGGAATAGATATAGTGCCTGATGGTGAAACGCTGACGGGTGAATTGAAGTCCGAAAGAATCGTTATCCACACGAAGAAACAACAGCCGGGAAAGTATTGGAAGAAATCTTTCGCAGAAGTGAATCTATGTGTACCCAATTTAAGCGAGAATGAAGCGAACACAATCCGGCTTAACGAACTCGAAAGAAAGGCTGGCAAGCTGCTTGATGATGTAGTAAGCACCTATGACGGTACAACCTATCGTTACTCTATCGAATCAATTGGCACGGAAGCGGATACAGCTTTGAAATGCCATTACGTGAATGTGAGAATTTTATTTGAAGTAATAAATGTAAAACTATAAGATTATGATTTCAGCAGTAGGAATAAAAAGAATCTTGTTTGCCGATATTGATAAGGTAACGGCAGACATTACCCCCGAAATCGCAAAGACTTTGATTCAAGCCGCCATCAAAGCGAAAGATGAGGTTTTGAACGTACATGGGGAAACGTGGCAGATTGAGGAGACGGAAGCCTCCGTCACTGGGTACAAGAACCAATTAACGGGAAAGAATTACCGTTACGATGATGTGCCGGGAGAAGTATCGCCCGCTTTCTCTATCGGACAATATGACTGGAAGACCAAGAAAGCGTTCATGGGTGGCGATGTTATTCAGGCAACATCTAAAGATGTAGGTTGGAAGCGTGCTTTGGATAAAGTTATTATCAACAAAGCATTGTTCTGTCTGACCGATGATGATGTATGGTTCATCTTCCCAAAATGCCGTATTGTTTCCCGTGAAGCCAATACGGATAAGGCAATTGCAATCGCTGTAAAAGGCTTGGTGCAGGAACCGGGAATCGAAGGTGTTTCTTCTGAGTATAACTATGAAGAAGGGCAGATTAAAGCTTTGCAGGCATGAACTACAGTAACCATTGTACCTACTCCTTCCGATGCGACCGTAAAGCTGGACGGTGTAACGGTCAAGTCAAAGCAGGTGAATGCTGGAGCTACCGTTCACTATGAAGTGTCGAAAGTGGGGTACGTCACTCAGTCAGGAGATATTAAAACCACTCCTTCTGAAGTTGATACCACTCTTAAAAAAGAGATAACATTGGTAAAAGTACAAGAGTGATAACCGGGGGATGGATATATACCATTCCCCCTTTTAGTTTAAGAATATGAATCAAGCAGCAAAAACGGTTTCTGATGCTTTGTTAGGGCTGGATTTCATGAATGTGGAGATAGGAGGGATGGTTTATACCATTAAACCTCCTACAATTAAAATTATCTGTCGTGCCATTCATCATTTTTCCAATATCGGCATGACTGGAGATAATGTCATGGAAGCTATTAAAGAACTTCCTGAAATTACTGGAGATATGCTGAAAGGCATTTCTTGTTTCATCTGTGGCAGTGAGGAACTGGCTGATAATTTGGAGAACGGCACTTTTGAAGAAATCAAAGATGCCTTGAAAGTCTGTTTCTCTATGATGGATATTTCGGCTTTTCAGTGTGTCAGCTCGATGAGGAACGTGTCGATGCTGGCAGCAAAACCGAAACAGTAGGAAACACAACGTTCTTCGGGCAGATAGCCCATTTGATTGACACGCTGCATCTGAGTTATACAGAAGTGTTTGAGGTTATCCCTTATCGGAATTTGCTGATGATGCAACGGGATAAATTACACGCAGTATATGGTGGTCAGAAGGTGAATAGAATCAGTGGTAAGGAATTGGCTAATCGTAGGAAAAAGAAATAGATATGGCGAAATTATATTTTAAGGTAGGTAGTGACTGGGAAGAAGTTGTAAGACTTCGTAATGAAATTGCAAAATTAAAGCAGGAGTTAATGAGCATGGATGGCACGCAGTCTCCTGCTGCTTTCAAGGCTTTGAATGCCCAACTTGCTGCATCCAACCAAAGATTGGATGAGTTGGTGACTAATGCAGCCAAAGCTGGAGCAGAGATGGAAACGGGATTCAAAAGGAAAATCTTCGATGCTTCTCAGGTCGTGAATGGATTCACAGAGAAGATTCTTGCTCAAAAAGCGGTAGTTAAGGATATTGAAGCAGATGTAAAACGTCTTGGAGATGCTTATCGTATAGCATTGAAAAGGAATCCGTTATCAGCAAATGGCAAGTTAGAAGAATACAATGCTGCCCGCAAAGCTCTTGATGAAGAAAAGGCGGCTTTATTTGGATTAACCCAACAACAAGCCGAAGCGCGTCTTTCCGTAAAGAAACTTCGGGATGAATACGCCCTTTACAATGATAATGCTAAGGAAATCGTAGAAAGTAACAACGGTATCGCTATTTCTTGGAAGAAAGCATTGGCGGTTATTGGTGGTGCTGGAGTATTAAAGGCATTAGGTTCTGAAATGATTCGTGTTCGTGGAGAATTTCAATCCATGCAGACTGCTATTGAGACTATGGTTGGAAAGGATGTGGCAGGACAACTGATTCCGCAAATCAAGGAGCTGGCTAAGATTTCTCCACTTACTATGTCAGATATGGTTGGAGCAGAAAAGATGATGCTTGGATTTAACATACAAGCAGAAGACACTATCAAATACTTGAAAGCCATTAGTGATATTTCTATGGGGGAATCCAGTAAGTTCAATTCGCTGACTTTGGCATTTTCACAGATGTCAGCAGCGGGTAAACTTATGGGGCAGGATTTGAATCAAATGATAAACGCTGGATTCAACCCGTTACAGATTATCTCCGAAAAGACCGGAAAATCTATCGCAACTTTGAAAGATGAAATGTCCAAAGGTGCTGTTTCCGCTGAAATGGTTCAACAGGCATTCATTGATGCAACTTCCGCAGGTGGTAAGTTCTATAATATGTCTGAGAATGCTTCAAAGACTATCAATGGTCAGTTGTCTATGATGCAGGATGCTTTGGATTCCGTGTTTAACGAATTGGGAACTAAGTCGGAAAGTGTTATCATGGACGGTATTCAAATGACAACTTCGTTGATTCAGAATTATGAAACAGTAGGTAAGGTCTTGGCTGGATTAGTGGTTACTTATGGTACATACCGGACCGCAGTGATGCTTGTTACTGCTGCCGAAAGTAAACATACTCTTGTGGAGATTGGACTTACCAATGCCCGTTTATTGGCACGAAAAGCGCAGTTAGCTTTAAACGCTGCAATGCTTACCAATCCTTATGTAGCTTTAACTGTCGTTATCGGTGGGCTTGCTACTACAATGTGGGCAATGTCTGACAGTACAACTGCTGCCGCCCGTGCTCAAAAAGAATATAACGGCATTAAAGATGCTGCATTTAAAAAAGAACAGGAACACAAGCTGAAAATCGAAGAATTATTGACAGCTGCTCGTGATGAGAGTTTGGCTACTCTTACTCGGCAAAAATCATTAGAAGAACTTCGTAAAGAATACCCTAAAATTTTCGAACAATACGATATTGAAAAGCTAAAGTTGGAGAATATCTTAAAGTTGAAGCAAAAAATAAACGAAGAAGATTCAAGGCGTTCTGTTCAAGGCAGGAGAGATGATTATAATGCTCTAAACCAAACGATTGCTAACCAACGGAGATATTTGCAGCTATTTGATAATCCCGATTTACGGAAGAATATGTCTGATTCCGATGCAGAAATATGGAAAATGTTTTCTGGTAATCAGTCATACGTACAGGTGCGTGAGCAAATGGAGAAAAACTCTGAACTTTTAAAAAAGTATCAGAAAGACATGTTGGATGATAATATTTCCGCTTACAAATCCAATCTTAAAAACTATTCTAAGGAGAAGCTTGAAGCGGAATTGAAACTTGCTCAATCGTCTGCATCCAAACGCAATGGTTTTGTTGTAAACGGGATGATGGTTAAAGGTGGAGATTTAGAAAGCGTTATTTCTTCAATTAATGGAGCGTTGGCTAAAAAGAAATCCCCTACTACCTACAAGCAGGATTATGAGAAAGCGAAGAAAGACTGGGATGATGCTAAGAAGAAACTTTCTGAAATAGAAAAGGATAAATCCAAGTTTACTTCAAAGCAGTATGAAGAAGCTAAGAAACGAGTAGAAACAACAGAAAAAGCCTATAAAAATTTGGGCGGTATTACCGGAAGTTCATTAACCAAACAAGATAATCAAACCGAGAAACTTCGTAAGCAGACTGATAAATATAATGCCCTCCTTGATAAGCAATCATTAGAACAGCAACGTTCTGCCGAAGATTTGCAGATGGAAGTTGATGAAGCCCGAATCAAAGCTATGGATGAAGGTTCTGCCAAGACTATCGCTGAAATGGAACTCAACTTTGAAAAGGAGATGCAGGCTATTGACCGACAAAAAAAAGATGCTTTGCGGAAGAAAGTTGCCGATGCTCGCGCTGCATGGGAAGCTAATCCGAAGAAGAAAGGCAAGTCTTTTGATGCTACCGGTATTGAACTTTCCGATAACGAACGGAAGCATTTTGATGAACTTTACAAGGCTGCCATTGCCAATAATGAAAAAGCATACAAGGATTTGACAGAGCAATATTTGTCTTATACGGATGAACGTCTTGCCATTGAAAAAAAGTTTAACGATGATATTGCTGTATTGCAGGAAGCCCGTAAGAAAGCGGAAGCCAAAGGTGATGCCAGTGAAATAGCCAAAATAGACCGAAGCGTTGAGAAGCGTACAGAAGTCAAGAATGAAGATATATTCAAACTTGATGCTGAACAATTCAAGAAAAATATGAATTGGGAACAAGTCTTTGGTAATCTTGACAAGGTTTCTACTGATACTTTGAAAAAGTTGAAAGTTAACCTTAAAGACTTTATATCATCTCAAAAGGATTTATCTCCTGAAAACCTTAAAGAACTGGTAGATGCTATCGAAAGGATTGATGATAAGGTTTCAGAACGCAATCCTTTTGAAGCTATGTCTGTTTCCTTTAAATCCCTTAAAGATGCCACTGATGCTCAACGTGAAGCGCAGGAAGCGTATAACAAAACGCTCAAAGAAGGTACAGACGAAGAAAAGAAGAATGCAAAGGCTACTCTTGAAAGCGCAAAAAACAACAAACAGAAAGCGATATCGGAAGCTACTACCGTTTTACATCATGGCGTTGATGAGATAGGTCAATATGTCGATGCCGGTAATCAAGTTATCGGTATCATGGAAACGCTTGGTACAAAAACACCTGAATGGTTGGAGGGAACAATGTCCGGGTTTGGCGAGATGTTGGATGGACTTGGAAGTATAGACCTAATGAAACCAATGTCTATTGTTACTGGTGGTTTGCAAACAATAAAAGGAGCTTTGACAAGTATCACATCATTAGGTGGGGTAATTAATTGGAGTGGAAGCAATGCAAAGGAGGTACAGGATTCCATTAATCGTCTTGCCGACCGTAACGAGACGCTACAGACTTCTATCGAATCATTGACAGATGAGATAAAGGCAAGCAAAGGAACGAAATCCGTAGCTACGTATAGAAGTGCTTATGAATACCAGAAAGAGCAGAACTCCAATTATCTGAATATCGCCCGTGAACAGGCAGGTTACCATAATTCACATAAGAGCTGGCAATACTACATGAGATGGTCTGCCGAAGACTTGAAATGGATTCAACAGAACATAAACAAGAATTTTACCGGAACTTCTTCATTATGGGAGCTGACACCTGAAGAGATGGAAAAACTCCGTAGTAATGTTGATATATGGACAAAGATGCAGAATGCCGGGAAAGGTGGTTATGGTGAACGTGTAACCGATAAACTTGATGATTATATTGAGCAGGCCGGCAAACTGGAGGAGTTGACCGATAATCTTTATGAGGGTCTGACCGGAATGTCATTCGATTCCATGTATGACAGTTTTGTAAGCAGTCTGATGGACATGGAGAAGAGTGCTGAGGATGTTGCTGATGACATATCCAAATATTTCATGCAGGCAATGCTGTCAAATGCCATCGGTGAACAGTTTAGTGACAAACTGAGAACATGGTATGACAAATTCGGTGAAGCCATGAAAGATGATGGTACGCTTGATAATAATGAGCGTAAGGAGCTGATGGATGAGTACATGGGTTATGTGGATGAAGCCATGAAGCTTCGTGATGAGCTTGCCGCAGCAACCGGATATGATAAAATTTCGCAAGAATCAACATCGCAGTCAGCTTCATCCAAAGGCTTTCAGACAATGAGTCAAGATACCGGCGAAGAGTTGAACGGGCGGTTTACAGCATTGCAGATTGCAGGAGAAGAGATAAAGAATCAGAATATTATTCAATCTCAATCACTTAATCTATTGACAGTAAAAGCAGATGCTATCCTTTCCATGAATACAGAAACGAGGAACATCGCTGATGATACGCGAGATTTGATAGCACAATCTTATCTTGAATTGGTACAGATTTCGGAAAATACAGGAGCTATTGTAAAACCAATCATTCAAATTCAGAAAGATATGGCAGAAGTGAAAAACAATACATCTAAATTATAAACTATGTCAGATTTATTGATAAATACCCAAGACGCCTACACAACATGGGGGGTAAGAATGGGAGAGGGCTTTCTTGATGTACTTGGGGCATCATCACCCATGAAAGAATTTATAGAAAATAAGTCCCGGTTGGAACATGGAAAACGTGTGATAATCAATGACCCCAAAATAGATGAACGGGAAATAACACTTTCTTTTACAATTGAAGGAAATTCCCAATCCGACTATCAAGCAAAGAAAAAAGCTTTCTTTGAAGAATTGTATAAAGGTGTGGTTGATATTCAAGTTCCGGCTAACAGTAATGAGATTTATCATCTGATTTATCTTGGGAAAAGCGTTGCTTATGCACAGAGTTTAGACCAGACTTTCGGAAAAATTTCAGCCAAGTTTAACGAGCCGAACCCGGCAAATAGAACCTAATTCACGACATTGGATTTATTGTCGTGTATATGAGTGTCCAAAATAGGGCACTCTTTTTTTTATCTGCGAACTTTGGATGCGTTATGGTAGACATCAAAGACATATTCGGTAAGACAAGATTTTCGACCCCCATTAATGCTGGGGCTAAAGGCAGGTTTACCCTGATGAAGGAAGACTATATCATCCTTCCGTTCAGTGTTCCCGACCCGGTGTATTTCAAGCTCGGCGACTACGTGGATTTGTCGGGAGTGCTTGACGAGTCCCTGGGTGGACTGCTGTCCAAGGTCTATGAGATAGTGGATTTGCAGAAACCTGCCTTCAACGCTTCTACCGGGGGATATGACTATGAGCTGCGCATGGATGCGTATTACTGGAAGTGGAAGAACAAGATTTTCAAGTACACTCCCGAACATGCCGGCCATGAGGCTTCATGGTCTCTGACTGCACCCCTTGATGTGCAGCTCGGCGTATTCCTCCGCAACCTGAAGGCACTCGGATATACGTACAAGGGAAAAGAGTTTGAGTTCAGCATAGATTCCACAGTGGAGAACAAGGCCGTTGCGATGAGGTACGACAATATAAACCTTCTTGACGCCCTGTTCTCCATGGCCGATAAGGAGAAATGGGACTGTGATTGCTGGATAACGGATAACATAATCCATTTTGGGCGAAATGAATATGGTGATTCCGTCAGAATCGAGTTAGGGGTTGAAGCGTCAGCCATGACCCGCAGCGACAGCAAAGGTACTTATGCGACCAGAATCTATGCGTTCGGCTCTACCCGGAATATCCCGGCAAACTACCGTCCCGTGGACGAGCAGACGGTTGTCAACGGCGTAGTCCAGCGCAGACTGATGCTTCCCGCGGACACGCCTTACATTGATGTGTATCCCGACATGTCCGAAGAGGAGGCGATAGAGGATATTGTCGTATTTGAAAATGTCTATCCCCGGCGTACGGGCACATTATCCGACGTGCATACCCGCACCGAAGAGGTGAAGGACGAGAACGGCACGAAAGAGACCGTCACCTACTACCGCTACAAGGATACCGGGCTGGAGTTCAAGGATGAATATCTTATCGAAGGCCAGGAACTGAGAATCCGGTTCCAGTCCGGCAAACTTAACGGCATGGAATTCGGTGTCATTTTCAATCCCGACCCCAAAGACGACATGCGCGGCGCACAGCTTTGGGAAATCGTGAGAAACGAGGATTACGGGCGTATGCTTCCCGATGATACCCTTCGTCCGGAAAACGGCGACGAGTATGTCCTTTCCGGTTTCAACATCCAGCTTGTGTCTGACAGATATACCCCAGAAGCCGAACAGGAGCTTAAGGGAAAGGCGCAGGAGTATGCCGACCGACGCAAAAGGGATGACGGTACATATAACACGACCCTTGATTCCGAATGGGTGTATAACGACCGGCTGAGACGCTTCTATGAGTTCGGACAGAAAGTGTTCCTTGTAAACAGGGCTTTTTTTGAGAACGGGCGCGACAGCCGCATACTCGGCTGGGAGTTTAACCTTGACAAGCCCTGGGACAGCCCTACATACATAATCGGCGAGAGCATGCCCTATTCCCGTATCGGAGATATGGAAGACAAGATTGATTCCCTGACCTACAAGGGGCAGACATATACCGGCGGCGGAAACGGGGTCTATATAATCAGGACGAACGATACGACAGCCCCTTCCGATAGCAATGTATTCTCGGCACGCAGGTCTCTGGTCTCTTTTTTAAGGAAAGACAAGTCTGACGAGACGAAATTTCTTTTGAAGCTTTTCGCTGGTGCGGTATTCGGTAAGGACGGCTATGCTTCCGGACTTGCAGGCTTTGGTGCCAAAATAGATGAAAACGGCAATGCGGAAGTAGAATCGCTTACCTCTCGACGCTTCATCGAAACGCCGGAACTACGTCACAATCGTATTGATATAAAAGTCGGTGACAAATGGCGTGCTCCTGGCGCTGGTGTACTGAAATCGGTGGATACTGAAAACAAGCTCTGTGCATTAAAACTGGAGGAAGGAGAAATCGGTGCGGTGGCGGTTGGTGACATCTGCATGGGTATCTTTCATTCGCTTACCTCTTCGGAAAATGCTACGGAAGATACGGACGACAGTCAGGGAAACCGGACTTTTGCCGGTTTTTGTACGGTATATTTCACCATTACCGAAGTCATCGGCGATAGGAATGAACAGTTCAAGTATCAGATTCGCCCAGTGTCGGATAGATGGAAGTTCTCTTTTGAGCCTTTTGAGCAGATGAATTTTGTAGCATATGGTAGTTTCACACGTGCCGACCGTCAGACATCCGTATATGAGACACGCACCTACAGCCGCATGCTCCGCAACCAGAATACCTGGGAAATATCGGCCGCCAACATCGCAATGCAGTCGGGCGACCTCTCAAACCTGAACGTACACGGTCTGGATATGACGGGATACTCCATGTACCTGAACAGCGTGTACTTTACCGGTACGGTACGGCAGCTGAAACCTGACGGTACACCGGTATATACGGCCAATGACCGTGGAGAGTGGGCATCCGGTGAAAATTATGCCTTTTATGACCGGGTTTCCCATGATGGCGGCATTTGGCTGTGTGTAAGCGAGAGCGGCAGTGCATCTGAACCTGCAGAAGGAAATTCGGACTGGTTGCAACAAGTGAAACCGGGAACGGACGGAACTGATGGCAAGAACGGTCAGGATGGCGCTCCGGGAAGGGACGGTCAGGACGGAGCACCGGGACAGGATGGCATTTCGGTCAGTAACCACGGAAAATGGCATACCGGCCTTAAGACACCTTACCTCGGACTGGTGAAAATGGGTGGAAAGGTGTTTTTATGCAAGGTTAGAAACGGAACGTCAAATCCACCCATGTGGACGGTTACCACCAAGGACGGAAGACGTATACTCCAGACGCAGGACGGTGGAAAGACCTATGGCTACATACTGACCGGCGAGTACAACTCCGAAGAGTACGATATGGTGGTGGAAAACGGGGAGAACGGCCTGCAGGGATGTATACTCCGCAAGGCTGAATGGGTGTCCGGAGTAGAGTGGCGTAACGATGAGTCACTGGCTGGCGGTACACGGTACGTCGATGTGGCATTGGTCAGGGATAACGGTACGGAGACTGGTTGGCGGGCATACAAGTGCCGGGTGACGCATATAAGTAGCGGGGGAAATGCGCCGGGAAACAGTACGTATTGGGAAGAGTTCGGACTTAATACGGCAGCCATATTCACATCGCTTATTGTTGCTAAAAATGCGATGATAGACTTCATGCAGGGGAACGAACTTCGTATTAGAAAGGATGACGGGACGGTGACTGCCGGCCTTAGCGGTTCCCAATCCGGTGAAAAGATACGGATATGGGCAGGTAGTTCTACTCCTGATGATGCCCCCTTCCGGGTTACTGAAGACGGAAAAGTACATGCAGAAAATGCGGAAATAACCGGAGAAGTCAATGCGACAGGTGGTACTTTTAAAAATATCAAGTCGCCCAATAACTCCTTTGTTATTAAAGAAAATGGGGACATAGAAATAACCGGCAAGGTATCCACCTCTATGAACGGAAAGCGTATTGTGATTGATTCAGCTACGAACAGTCTTAGAATGTACGGCTCCGATAATCTGTTGGCGGGAACTATAGATTTCATCGGTGAAGGTGGTAGTACATATCCCCGTATGAAATTAATCGAGTATGTTTCCGGAAATCCAAGATATACTGTTTTAATAAGACCTCAGCTAATAAATGTATCAGAGAATGATGGCAATGACTTTTATGATGTCATGATAAATACAAATGGAATAAGCTTTTTAAAAAATAATGTGGTAACTAAATCTTATCCTAATAAATAAATGCTATGAGAGTATTTTATAAAAGTAAATTAGCAAAGTGGATGTTGTGGCAGGGCTACAGCACCATTACTTTAGGCTGTTTCGTCTTTACCAAGAAAAGCAAGGCGGAAATGAAAACACGCGTTCTTAACCATGAAGCTATTCATGTAAGACAGTGGGAGGAATGCATGATTGCTTCGATGGTTCTGTTGACGCTTGTCATGTCCGTTACCGGGTTCAACGTATGGATGTATTTGTTGTGTCCGTTGTGGTTCTATTTGCAATATGGACTGGAATATGCCGTTTCTCGTGTTTACCATTCTTTCAAAGGTATACATGAAGCGGATGGGAATAAAATATCGTATGGAAATTCAGCGTTCGAGATGGAGGCAAAATTCAATGAAGAGATAGACCGTTATCTGGATGTTAGGAGACCTTTTGAATTCGCGAGATACTACGGAAAAATATGATTTTTAATTTACAAAAAAGAGATAATAGTTAATTGTTAAATTGGGCTGATTTTTGTAGTAGAAATGACGCCCCTTAAAAGTGCAAGTTATGGGTAAAGATATTAAGGAAAACGAAATGCAGAATGGTAGTCCCACTCTTTTAAGAGGATTGGATGCTGAAGGAAATAGTGTTGTTATACCTACAAGGGATTTAGCAGGCCTGATAATGTCTCCATATAAAATAGTTTCAGACATTATACATGTACCGGCTGATAAATGTTTGAAAATCGGCTCTTTCAGTTTGGATGAATTAGGGTACGGTTTTTCCACAATAAATTTATCTGTGCATGAATATAACTATGGTGGTTGGGGATATAGACAGGCATCATATCTATTCAATATTGCCAACGAGAGTGCTGACAATACTCTTCATGGTACTTTATATGGATGTAAAACAATGTTTTCCGAAGCATATATAAAACAGCTAAGAAGCACATTTGATAGAGATGGAATATTCCGTGATTTATACCTTGATTTTAATATGGAATGCTTCGTGTCAATAGATGCCAAGGTGATTAGTTGGGTGAATATAGAAATATCCGATGAGTTGAATGCAGGGGCTGTTAAAAATATACTGCATGGGACAATTCAATATCTCAACCAGTAAGGGTTTTATACCCAATTATTTATATTTATAACTCCTATATTCTTATGCTGTATCATTTGCCCCTAAAAAGTAAAGTTATGGCAGAGGATATTAAAATGAATGTCTTCCCGCAGGTTACGAGTGCGGAATACATATATGGTGAACTCGTAGATGGAAGTCAAATAAAAATAAAAAAGAGCGACTTAGCTTGTTTAATAGGTGCTGTAATTTACAGTAGTTCTATTACTGATTTGGATAAAATAGAAACAAGTGGAATATATCCTATTGGCGATAAATGCGAAAACGTTCCATCTGGATCAGAACAAACACAAGGTTGTATCCTTTTCCATTTACATTGGGATATAAATTGCTCCAAACAACTTTATTTCACATATAATGGTGCTATTTTTTATCGTTTCAAAACTCGTTTTTGGTCTGATTGGAAGAAAATATCTTTTACATCTTAATGGAAATACTGGCATACAATGAGGACTTTGCAGTTTCCTCATTGTATGTTCATCTTATTGAACTTCTGTAAAATCTCCGGTAACATCCATTATCTGTGATGTATCTTCATGATAACCGGTCAGAGCAATATACGCAGAACCATACTGATTCACCAGTACATCAATAGCCAAATAAATGTTCCCTTTATAGCTTATCTGCCTTAAATTAGAGAAACATCCGAATTCAGAATGAGCGACATCACTTTGGAGTGTACCAGCAGGCGCATAATGAACCTTGCACCAGCCGGGTAAGCAATGGTTATTCGAGTAAAATGGAATAGTAAAAACCTCAAAGAAATTAAAATGGGACGTGTTATAGTCTCCTATTTTTAATAACGTTATGGTCTTAATTTCATTGCCTCCAGTTGGTTTATGGACAGATACAATGGACTTAGGCAGTGAATAATACACTCCTCTGTCGTACTTTTGTTCTCCTGGTAGTGCATCGGTCACTTCTTCCATTGTTGGTGTTATGCTATTCCCATCTGCATCTATGCCTCTCATTCTGACCGGTACGCCACCGCTCATTTCATTTTCCTTAATATCTTCACGCATATCTTGTACATTTAAGGGGCAAAGAATATGGCCTGTCAAGAATAGTAGGGTCTAAACAAACTTTATGATAAAGAAATTTGTCTCCATTCGCTCCATTCTCCCCAACAATCTCTGATAAAATAACAGTGATGCCAATCATGCAATAATTGGATAACAAAACCATTATTAAAGACTACAAGATTATAATTAGTCAAACCCTCAGGAGCATCCTCACGATAAATTTGGTCATCAATATAGTAATAGCCGTTTTGAGTAAGGTCAGATAGCTTACAATCGACTTGATAATAATTATAATGTTTGGGAGTTACCGGAGAAGCCAGTCCTTTCTGTTCCGAATTTGATTCCGGCATATTTTCTCTTATCAGTTCAATTAAATCGTTCCGTGGAATTTTACCTAAACTACCATCTTCCAGTAACACTGTTACGTATGCAGCATCCTGCACTTGTTGTGCTTCATTGATTTTAATATCTTCTGCCATACTTTGTACATTTTAGGGGCGTCTGATATAAGTTTTGTAGCACAAAATTCAATTCTTACCTTCACACCAAAAATGATTTACGCTTACATCAGAGTATCAACAGACAAACAAACTGTCGAAAATCAACGATTCGAGATTGAGAAATTTGCTCGTATCAGAGAGCTAAATATTGATAAGTGGATATTCGAAACGGTATCAGGAACAAAGTCTGCCAAAAAGCGAAAACTCGGTTCCCTTATTAAAAAGTTAAAGAAGGGAGATACATTAATAGCTTCGGAAATCAGCCGTCTGGGTCGTCGATTAATGGAAGTTATGAGCATCCTGAATACTCTTATGCAAAAAAATATAACAGTGTTTACGGTGAAAGAAAAATATGAATTGGGCAATAATATTCAATCACAAATTCTTGCGTTCGCCTTTGGGTTATCTGCACAAATTGAACGTGATTTGATAAGCCAGCGTACAAAAGAAGGACTTGCTCGACGTGTAGCTGAAGGGCAGAAATTGGGACGTTGTAAAGGGGGACATAATTCACATTACAAGCTCACCGGAAAAGAATCTCTTATAAAAACAATGCTTGAGTATGGATATAGCAAAGCAGCTATCTGTAGGAAACTGAAATGCAATCCCAAGACATTGGATGACCATCTGAATAGAATGGAAAATATGAATGATAGAGCACATATCCTCTAAAATTCATACAAAGATAGAAATACTGAATGGTTTGATGATTTTTTAAGCTTTATCTATAATCTTATTGCGAGAGAATATCTCACAATTTTCTTGTTAACTTTCGCTGAAAAGTGATTGTAAATGAGTATATTTGTAAACGAAATTATGAATTAACGCCCATGAATGTATCTTTAACAGGATGCGTTCGTGGGCTTTTTTTGTTTAATTAAAAAAGTTCGTAGATGAAAAAGAAACTGATTGTTTTGGCTATTATGGTGGCCGTGATTGTAGGTCTGCTGGCTTATTACCAGTATGTACCGTTTTGGGCAAGCATTGTGTCAACGGGAGCGTTTATTGCCGGCATTCTTCTCGGTTGGCATGCCAAGGGGTGGAGTGATGAACATGTAACGGGGATGAAGGTATGATGGAGGAACTGAATGAACTGTTCAACATCACCGGCGGGATAGTCACTACTATCCTGCTTCCTCTTTTCGGTGTGTTCATGTTCTATGACAGCAAGAAGCGCAAGGCGGTTGCGGAAGCGAGAAAGGCGGAAGCTGACAACATAACCGCTTACGCAGCAGAATGGAAAAAATGCTATGAGGAGGAAAGAACTGTGGAAGCTGAATTGAATGCCAAGATTGACAAGCTTTACAAGGAGAAAGAAGAAGACAGACAGCGCATTCATGAGCTTATCAAGAAGAACACTGCACTGGAAATAGAGAAAACAAAGCTGGAAGCCGAGATGGAAGTCAAGCGGTGTGATGTCCGGAAATGTGGAGGGCGGAAGCCACCGAGTGATTATTGATTCGCGGGAAGGAAGGTGTTTCGCAACGGCTCCCTTCCCTTTTTAACACAAACTTAAAGTTAAAACAAAGGCTTCTGCAAATGTAGTGTATGTTTATATTAAATCAAATGATGTATGAAGTATTTTACGATAAAAGAACTTTGCCGTTCGACAACTGCCGACCGCAAAGGAATTGACAACAGATGTGGCTGTGATATAGAAGCCAATCTGACTGCATTGGTGGATAACGTTCTTGACCCGCTACGCGAATGGTATGGCAAACCTATCATTGTGAACAGCGGTTACCGTTGCCCGGCATTGAATAAAGCAGTTGGCGGTGCGACAACCAGCCAGCACATGAGCGGACAGGCGGCGGACATTGATACCGGAGACAGACAGCAGAACAAGCTACTGTTCGAGCATATCCGCAAGAACCTTCCTTTCGACCAGTTGATTGATGAGAGTAATTTTGCCTGGGTACATGTGAGCTATCGGGCGGATGGTAGAAACCGGAATCAGGTACTGAAGCTATGAAAAAACTACCCTGGTTATTAGTTGTATTGCTGGCAATTGCTTGTGCGGCGGCGTGGTTTCGTCCGCACGAGCCTTTGCCGGCAGAAATACGTACCGAGACGAAGATACAGACGGTTGTCAAGACTGATACGGTTCTTATCTCCGCACCGATAGCGGTCTTTTGGCAGATATTGCCAAATGACACAGTACGTATAGGTGATACCTTGCTTCACCGCAAACGGGTTGTGTATGAAGACAGCCTGTATCGTGCGGTGGTGAGCGGATATGTAGACCCACGGCTGGATAGTATGACTGTGTATCCGAGGACCGTTTATCAAGTGGAAACGAATGACGTCTATCATCCGGTCACCATCAAGTCGAAAAAGAAACGTTGGGGATTTGGGTTGCAGGCTGGGTATGGGTATCTGGGTGTGTTTTATGTTGGGGTTGGAGTGAGTTATGACTTGTGGCAGTGGTAAACGATTTATTTTTACGCTTTCACTTTCAATTTAACATTATAATGTAGTTTATATTATAGTATAAATATTTATACTATAATATAAAATGTTTGTTGTTGTAGTTGATGTTTCAATAAAACATCTTATATTTGCAACATCTTGATGCGTAAAATTTGCAAGTAAAGAGTAAACACGATTATGAATCCAATTTTAACTTATTTATTGAACCATGCTCCATGGTTAGCTGTTATATTGATAGTAATCATAGCTACGTGGATAATATCAAAATATCATACTAAACTGGAAACAACAAGAAAAGCAGTTGATGATTTGCCATGTGAAAAGCATAAAGATGATATAAGAAATTCCGACTTACGTTATAAAGAATTACAACGTATTGTTTCATCTACAAATGACATGGTTGTTGAGATAAATAAATGGTTAATGAAATTTGATAATGACATGATTGATAAATTGGCAAAGAAAGCGAGCCCTTTAAAAATGACACCACTTGGCAATGTCTTGTTTGTGAAATCTTCAGCCAAAAAAACAATAGATGATAATATTGATTTTTTAATGGAAGAGCTAGAGAAGATAAATCCAACGACAGCGTATGATGTAGAGGAAGAGGCTTTAGGATTTCTTCTTAGAAATATGGGGCATGAAATGTTTACTGATATCAAACAATTTATATATTATTCTCCTGATACAATAGAGTTATTAGACCCTGCTTCTAATACAAACAAAGCTGTAAAACTTTCTATGCAATCTATAGTTAAATTGATGAGCATTTATCTGAGAGATATCTATTTATCAAAACACTCTGATATACAATAATATTTTTATCTTGTCATTAGGTGATTTTATAGATTTCGTAAAAAGCTCTTGATAAGTAAAAGATATTTCGCCCCGACGAAAGTCGGGGCTTTTTTATTTACTTTTTATTTGATAATACCTCTTGGCTTTGTATTTTTGTAGATTAACTTTGATTTTATAATACTATGGATGAATTGCAAAACTATAAAACAGTGTTTGTTGTAGGTAACGGGTTTGATTTAAATCTTGGTCTGAAAACTTCTTATAAGGATTTTATGAAAAGCCATTGGTTTTCTGATATAAAGAACAATTTTTTGGTGGACTATCTTCGGAAGAAGCAATCTTTAAATTTATGGATTGATATTGAAAATGAGTTAAGTGTGTATTCACAAAGTACTTTTCTTCCAAGAATATATATAGAAGGTAAACCTAAAAAGGGTGATACATTGCGTGATGAATACAATGAATTGTGCTCTCATTTAAAGTCATATTTGATGGAGGTGACTAAAGAAGGGAACTATTTCTCAGCTATGGGCACTTATGTATTAGATCAAGCGTTTAAGTTATCCCCTGTATATATCCTTACATTTAATTATACCAATACAATTGAAAATATACTAAGTGATATTTCATATAATGAATCAGAATATATAATTAACCACGTACACGGTACATTAAAGAATGGCTTTGTATTTGGCGTAGAAGATAATGCCCAAGTAGATAAAAAGCATGTTTTTTTGTATAAATCTCATAGTCCTTATCAAAAAGTAAAGGGTTTACCTTATATTTTGGATAACGCAGAAAGAATAATATTTTTTGGATACTCTTTGGGGCAAACCGACCATTCTTATTTTGATGATTTTTTTAGACGACAATCTCAATTTGGGTGTAAAGAAAAAGAATTTATATTTTATCACTATGGACAAAACTCTTATGATGATATGAAGTGGCAAATTAAAATTTTGACAAATAATCAGCAAGCTAAATTTGGAGAATATAATAATATTAGTTTTATAGATATAAACAAAGAGAGATAGTTCAATTTTACTAATAGGAATGGTTGGTAGATTTAATATTATGACAGAACTCAAATATACGTATGCTCTTGATAAGAATGAAAAGTGTGTTGGTATTGAAAATGCTCAGAAAGGAATAGAATATCGATGTCCTCATTGTAAAGGAGAAATGGTTGTAAAAGAAGGTTCTGTTAAAGTAAAGCATTATGCTCATAAGATAAGACCGCAAAACTGTAGCTATGAAACTTATCTTCATGCTCTTGCTAAGAAAAGAATTGAAGAGTGGTTTAATTCAGATGGTGCATTAAATATCTCTTTTAAAACAAAAGATAGATGCTCTAATTTTGAACATTGTCTATGGAATCATGATGACTATACTTCTTCTTATTATTGTGAGAAAGAAACGAGCCAATCTTTTAACTTAAAGAATTATTACAATGTAATCACTCGAGAAAAAACATATAAGGGGTTTCGTGCAGATTTGCTTCTTACCAATTCGGAGAATAAATATGAACCTGTTTTCATCGAAATTTTAGTTTCACATCAGTGTGAGAAGGGGAAGTTAGGGTCTGGGATACGTATTATTGAGGTGGCTCTAAATTCAGAATATGAGCTGAATACTATTATACAAAGTGGAATGATTTCCGAGAGCGAACGAGTGAATTTTTATAATTTTAAACGTAGATGTAGAATATCTGAAACTGAAGGTTTGATGCTTAATAAGTTCGTATTATTGGATTCTATGCAAGGGTTTTGTCCGAGTAATCGTAGCAATTGCAAAATATATACTCAGAGACATTCATCTGCTATATTTGAGATTACATTCGATTATTTGGCAAATCGTACTATATGGATAAACCCTTTTGTCTTTGGTTGGGCAATTGTATATAAGAATTACGAAAATGCAAAGAACTGTTTTTTATGTAAATATTATAAGGAAAATAGCTATACAAATCAAAGGCTATGTTGTCTATATAAAAAGAAAGGCATTGAAAAATATTGTAAATCTAATCAGGCTATAGGATGTAATGAATTCACAGTCGATGAAAACGTTATAAGTGAGAACTGCAATTATTTGTCTCATATTGTATATAATGTTTGGAAAAAAGGTATGGATAGTAGGGGGATAAATTATATAAAAGGAAAGGAAACTTACTGAACTGTCTTTCCTTTTATGGCTCATATTTCAGTAAAAATTCAGACTTGTTTATGACGTGCTTTGGCTTCCATTAAAGCTTTTTGTCCGTTTCTATTTGATAATTTTTCCTTGATTTGTATTTTTGTGAAGTAACTTTGATTTTATAATACTATGATTCAGAAAAAAGATAATCCTATTCCATATAAATGTACAGAATGTAAATTTACGGTTACACAATATTATGATACTAAACTATATGCTTTACATACAGTATTAGTTAATGGAGAAGAGAAAAAGTCATTTGTAATATCTCTAGGAGATAACTTGAATCATGTGAAGAATATTGCAAGAAATATAAATATGTTGAGTCTTGTCTATTTAGAAACTAAAATATGCAGAAATGATATACCTTTTTTTATTAAAAGAGAAGATAATACTTTAGAATGTGATAGTAATGGAAACCCTTGTTATTTTTTCGAATGCCAAATATACAGTGTAAAATATAAGGATGGCAATAAGTATTGTTGTATGAAACACAATCGTGCCGATGAGAGATTTGAATATTTTTTTAGAAGTGGAAAATTTATTCTAGCTGAGAAAAAAGGTATTGAATGGGAGTTACCCCGAAATATAAAAGAAATTTTAACCATGAGAGGATATAAAACAGACATAATCCCACTTAGTGAGTTACTTTAATAATTATTATGTCACAAGAAGAATACCAATTTGACGAAGCCTCAGTACAGGCAATCATACACTGGGCGGAAACAGCACAGTTACCGAAAGAGGTAGTATTGAGTGAATCTGAGCATATCTATGACACATCTTTGTATGTTCGGGCGAACATTAACGACATCAAGCAGCATTATCCGGATGCGTTTTATAATCCGGCTATTATCCGGCTTTACCGGTTGAAGGAATTTATTGAGTCAAACAATTAGCACAGTATATAAAAATGACATATCCAGTTTTAACCATAGACAAAAGTAGCATTGACAAATATTTGAGTAATATGGTTCAAGACTCAAATCATCGTTTTAAATCGTGGGAGCATTGCTATGGGGCATTCAACAATTTAGATAATCCAACAGACTATTTAGCTCTTCACCTTGCTTTTTATTTGGCGAGTTGGGGGATGTATAGAGGTAGTTGCGGAATACTTTGGAAAGATTATACGATTCATATGGATGCCGTAAACATAATAAGGAAATTTCATTCCCTACGAAAAGAATGGCTTACAATGGATGATATTTCTCAAGTAATAGACTTGTACGGTAAACTTAAAAAGTACTACGGTGAAATCAAATATTATAAACCGGAAAACAGTACTTCACCCTTAAACCTTGCTGTGACAGATACATTGATTACTAAAATAATGTTGGGAACCATTGGTTGCGTCCCTGCGTTGGATGGCTTGTTTAAGCGGGCATTTCATTGCCAAGGCAAACAGTTTGACGAGGAATTACTAAAGCGGATAATTGACTATTCTCAGAGCAATAAAGATACAATACAACAATGCCAAAGATATATTTCTGAAAAACTTCACTGCTTCTACCCATCAATGAAGGTTGTAGATATGTATTTTTGGCAAAAGGGATTCGATGATTTACAAAACAAAGTAATCAAGAATGGCAAAATTAGATGAGGTTTTAAAATTAGTGAGATTATACGAAGAAAAGTATCGTCACCCAAATCTTACACGTTTTTTAGTTAGTAACAAGTATGATTTGTTTCCAGAGAAAGAGAATACGGAAAACTGCTGGCCCCAATGCTACCCATATGCCGATAGACCTGGAGTCTATTTGATAATGGACGGTAATGAGAATGTGCTATATATAGGTAAATCATCCGTTGCCATTGGCGGAAGGCTTGGAAGTTATTTTTGTTATGATGGTGAAAGAAAATGCCAGGTTAGAAGTCCTTATTGGAGCACGTCACCTAAATATATTGTAGTTATTGCGGTTCCATTTGATTCGGCTTTTGAATGTGCCGCTTTAGAAGAATTCTTATTGGCCAATGTACGAACGGCTGATAATTCCGTTTTTCAAAGATAAAAAACAACTTTGTAGAAGGAGTGGCTGAATAAATCGCCTTTGTATTCATAAGCAACAATTCATATCTATTGTGTGTGACATATCCCGGCTTTCGTCGGGATTTTTTTCATTTGGGCCTTTCCTTTTATAAAAATTCCCTCAAATCACATAGGTAATTTCAGAAAAGCAGTTATCTTTATAGCAGTTGAATATGTTTTTTAAATTTTGGTGTCAGCCAATTATATTTAGATTGAAATGAAAAAAATTGCTTTTATTTTTTGTTTATGTCTGTCGGTCATTCACCTTTTTGCCGGTGAGCGAGAAGGGGATTTTAAAACTAATAAAAATGTTTTGTCTCTATCCGGTTCTCTATTTGCATATGGTTCTGAACCAGCTTTAGGGCTTGAGGTATCATATATCCGTTACATTGGGAAATATGTTGGCATTATGACCGGTCTTGCTTTTCAAAACTGGATGGACAATGATTATAAACCTAATACAGAGGTGAGTGACGGAAAAGGTCAGAAGTATACACTCTATGATGACGGTAAACTACTGCGGGGGAATTGGTTGATAGGTACCAATTTTAGGACTCCTTCAGTGAGCTTGGGGCGTGAAAAGGATTATCAGCTTTTTCTTCAATGTGAGCCGGCATTGATTCTGACATTACCCAACGAGGCTTTTTCATATGCACATTATACTGAAGAAGGCGGAAAGATAAAGGGAGAGTTTAGGTCAGTTCGCAATAAGGGAGGGGATGTTGCCTTTTGGCGTGTTAAAAGTGCTCTTTCTTTAGGAATTGACCAGTTGGCTTTTTCCTTGGGCTATACGATTTCTAATCAGGACCCTTATTCAGGTCGAAGAAATGTATGTTTCGATGGACACAAGATTAGTCCTTCACGAAGTACATATAAATTTCTTCACGAATGTTCAGTATCTCTCAGCTATAGTTTTTGAATACTAACATAAAGAAGGGGTGGCTGAATAGTCGTCCCCTCTAAAATGTAAATACCCGTAGCTGCCCAACTACAGAAAGCAATACTATTTCTCTCCGAACACATATTCGATAAGTTTGAAATTGGCTTCATTAATAGGCGTAAAATCTTTCTGTATATAGAGGTCTGTAACTTTCATGGACGAGTCTGTATGGCAAAGCATTTCGTTGACAATATACTTGTTTATACCAGCCTTATTTATTGCTATCGTAGCCATAGAATGCCGGGCTGCATAGAATTGAAGATTGTCTATGCCTATTTTGTATCCAACCTCTTTTAGCCCTATATTGATGGCTCGATTGAGGTCTGCCATAGAAGAAAAACGCTCGTAAAAGTTGAATACGTGTTCTTTGCCTTTGTATTTATTTACGAGTGGCTGTATAATTGGATGTACGCGAACAATCATTTTGGCATTGTCATTTCTTCTGTCTTTGGTCTTGGTACGGTAATAAGTTATGTATTCCCCGTCAAACTCAGTTGCATTATATAGGTCGGCAGAGTTCATTCCCATTAGGCAGAATGATAATATAAAACAATCTTTCGCCAAGTCATGCCTACTGGTATATCCCTTAATCTTTTTGTTATCGTAAGGGAGAGTAAATATAGTTTTTATAGTTTCTTCCGGTAAAGCTCTTTTTTCTGCTACATTCTGTTGTTTTGGCTTATATTTTGAAAGATTCTGCTTAATTCTTATAATGTCATTGTCTTCGTCATTATAATACTCCCTTGCCTCTGTAAATAGACGCAGGATGACGCTGGGGTATAGTGATTGTGCCCGTTTCTTTTCAGACAGGTATTCTTCAAATTCCTTTAGTTTCTGAACTGTTATTTCGTTACAAAGAATAGATTCTCTTCCAAAGAAAGTACAAAATGAGTTTAAAGCTGTTGTGTAATTCTTCATACCCTTTATCTCAGGATGTGAAGCGCACCACTTTTTTGCGAATAAAATAAAATCAATGCCGCTTTTGTCATCCTTGGATGATTTAAGATATTCGGCTATGGTGTCTATGTCTATGGTATTCAATTCTAGATTCAGTTTGTATATTTTCTCCCGATAAATTTTGATTAACTCTTCACATCTATCGATTATTTGCTGATTCTTTATTTTGAAGCCGGAGGTAATATCGGCTCAGCGGAAATATCTGGTTGGTAAGTTTTAAAATTAGCTATCTTTGCTTACCTTTGTTTTATGAAACCCGAACGACTCCTTCGTGCCATCCTTCCGGATGTGCTTATAGACAACTTTGATATTGTCAATTTCGACAAGAGTGCTGACCGTTTTGATATTTATCTTGATGAAAAAAAAGTTCAGCTAAAAGAAGATAAGACCAACCCGGATATCATATCCTATGGT